TGTACCACACCATACATTGCAGCCCTCCGAAGCGCACCATGCGGACCTTGCCGATCGACGCCGCCGCAATAACTTTCTGAAGCACTTCTGTCACGGAAGCGCTCACGCCCAAAAAATCAGCGGTAGAATCGGCTTCGGCTGCGGGGACCATCTCCAACAGATCACCAACCTGATATGGCAATTTGTTCCACGCCGTCACACCGTCACCGACCTTACTCTTATAGGTGTCCTTCTCATGGCCGAGCTCCCCATCCCGAAGGATGGGGTTCTCGCTCGCCCATTGTGCCGCTGTTTTATTCTTGGCCCGGAATATCCCGTTCAGTTCGATCACGCCCATCACTTAACGCCGTTTCCGTTGAAAATGAAAGTATTCGATTCCATGAACGCCTTTACACGCGCCTCGGTAAAGTAGAGATTCGTGCCCTCCTTCAGGTCGCTGGTGCTCTTGGCCGCAAAGGCCGTGTTGAAGCGGGAAGCGGTCCAGTAGAGATTCGTGCTGCCCTCGTTGATATTGTCTGTCGTGAGGACGATCACGCCTGTCTTGCCGTTCACAGACAAGACATCGCACCCGGGCGTCAGCCACAGCTTCCAGTTTGCCAACACCTTCGGGTCGGTTCCCGCGAGAATGTAGGTCTTCGATTCGTCCGTTCGCAGGCAGACATCGCCCTGCTGCGCGGTCAACGCCAGCATTTCAGCCTGCGATGCAGCCTCTTTCACATCCGTAATGACGAGCTGCGGCATGATCGACGTGTCGAGTTTCCCGTCGGCCCCGACGATGGGCACATTTCCTGCGGCGTTCCCGGCGTTTTTGAGCGCCGCAGTCCCCAACTGAAGCAGGGCGCGGGCATCTGCCGCCGACATCTGCGAGATCGCTGTAATCCGGCCTGTCTTGTCTACGGTCAGCGTCGGCATCCCCTGCACGGTCGTCGGTGCCGAAAGAATCTCTTTGAGCTTGGCCGCGATGGCCGCGTCTGCGGAGCCGTTGAACGATGCCTCGCCCGCCACGTCGCCTGTCACTTTGATCTTTCGCGCCGTGGCCAGTTCATCGGCTTTCAGGGCATGGTCCACCTTGCCCGTGGCTGCTCCGCCGTTCTTGGCAAAGATACTCTTGGCCATGTAGTCGTCGAGCATCACCTGAATCGTCTCATCGTTCGGCACGACGATCCACGTTGCGACATTTGCGGCCAGGGCTTTCAGCCAGTAGAGTTTCGACGCTGCGGTGTCGAGCCACAACTGACCGAGGCGGTACTGACTGTCGTTGGATGTCGGGGCCCGGTTCGTCGATACGGGAACGCTGTCCGCATAGGGTGTGCTGTTCCATGCGGCCCCGGTGCCGAACTTGAATTTGTCGGTGTCGGTTTCGAAACCCATCTCGCCCTCATACAGCACGGGATTCGTCTCCGTCCATTTGGCGGCGGTGTAGTGCCTTTTCTGAATGATCGCGTCTACTACGATCGGTGTCTTGTCTGCCATGATTGTATGTTATTTGGTTTTGTTCGTTACCCCGTTGCCGTTCAGAATCAGGATGTCGTCCTTCTTCAGTACCTCGCCGTCCAGTTTCTCGATCAATCGCCGGAGGGCTGCGGCCTGCCGCTGGGAAACGGGCAGCGCCCCGGCCTTCTCGTCGAGGTCTGCAATGCTGTCCTGCACGGCATCCTTCGTAAGCAGCGAGGTCAGCACCTTACTACGGAGTTCCTGAATGTTTCCCGTCTGTTTGCTGATCGCATACTGCACCTGCGCAATCTCGGCGATGCCGCCTTCGGCCTGCCCTTCGAGTGATGCCGAGGTGAACAGGTACGCTTGCCCGACATCCCGGACGCGGATCATGGTCTGCAGCGGCTCATCATCATCGACACGGATGTAGAGGATCACGGGATGCCCTGCGGACAGGTCTGTCGCGGCTTGCAGGGCTACGGGCTGGTAATCTTTCGACAAGTTGACCAGGTAGGTCCGCGCCGAATCGGCCAGCTGCTTGTTGAACTGGTCCTCAGTGCCGGAGTAGCCGCCGTCGACGGCTGATTGGTAAGCGCTTTTGCCGTCAAGACCGAAGCGCAGGGCATGTGATCCGCACTGGCCGACATTGACGGCGTCCAACAGGATGGTATGTTCTACGTTTATAGGTATGTTATTCATGGCTATATCCGGCGGTTTTGGTATCGGTTATAATCATTATTCTGTCGGTCAGCGTCCGGGTTCGCTCGCCGATGGTATAGGTCGTTTCGAGCGTTACGATACCCGCATCGAGTTTCCGGGTCTCCGAGGATGGGATATTGAACACCGCGCGGTCTGCTCCTTTGACGATCGGCAGTCCGCGGCCCTGGGTCGAGCCGTAAATCCTCGGCCCGTTCCCGGTCGTGTAAACCAGCATGTCGATCTCCACCTCGTCGAGAGAAACCCCCGTCGGGCATACGGCGATCCCTATGCTGTCACCTTTGGCGTATGTCGGTAATTTCGGTATCATTTTACAGGTCTTTTAAACAGGTATTTAACCCAGGCGAACCATTTGCGGCGGTTCAAATACGTCTGATTGTACTGGTTGTCGTAACACTCCCGCTCGAGGGCTATGTCTCGGTATGCCGTATCGTATGGCGGCAGCAGCCACTCGAGAGCCCAAAGGGTGCAATAGAGGATTACATGATAGCAGAACGGCACCGAGCAGAGCCACCACCAGGATAGTCCGCAGGCAGGAATCAGCACCAGGAGGATCGCTGCATAAAGGATCAGCCACTCGATTTGCTGTCGGGTGTGGATGGCCTCATGGTTCTGTTCCTCGGTCGACAGCAGACGCTTCACGAACACCAGGCCGAAGAAATTGATCGCGGCAAAGGTCCCGAAAGGGATGTATTTGTTGAGTATTATCTTCATCACAAAACTTTGTTCCAGCCTCCAGCCTGTGTATTTGCAGCGGCATTCGATCCGGAGGAACCCGCATAACTATTTGTAAACCCGGCCATATTTGCGGTACAATACGACACATATTCGCAGCTTAAGAATCCGGGAGCCTCATTGCTTGTTGAAATGCCATTGCATTGCGTCAGGTTCTCGCAGTAAATAAAAGCCCCCTTATTATATGACGCTGAATATCCAGCAGTTTCACCCTGACAATTCGTCAGATATTTACAATTCTGAAAGGCCGCACGGACACCTTTGCCGTTTCCCTTCGCCTGGGCATTACAGTTGTTCAAATAGCTACAATTTGAAAAACCTATTGCGCCCGCGTTGTTATCTGTCCCTTCAACTGTCACATGACAATTCGTACAGAATTTACACGAATAGAAACCCGATGGGACCGCAGTATCACTTTCTGCTGCCGTCGCCGATTTGCCAGTAACGCTGGCAGAGCATTGGAACAAAGCATTGCAGTTCCAAAATGCGCGGGAAACTTTGTTGCCAGTACTTCCGCTTATTAAGACCACATTACATATTCCACAGCAGTTCGTCAGGTTTGAGCAGCCGAAGAAACCGCCGTTCGCATTCATTCCGGCCCCTGAAAACGACTGATCGCTAATCGCGGTACATCCTGTCAGGTTTGTAAATCCCTTAAATGCAACGACGTACTTTACTGATGTAGGGGCTGTTATTTCCGCAGTTACATTTGATAGTTTCGCCTCGTTCGTCGTATTGAGAGCATACAAAGCAGCTAATGGGACGTCGCTGGTTCCGGTTCCTGTCGACAAGTTCACGACGATCTTACTTCCCGGCTCGGCCGTGATAGTCCTGCAGTTCGAATGAATGCCGATCTGTGATGTCGCCGTCCATGTTCCCGCCTTGATCAGCACATTGATCGCTCTATCGTTGTTGTGTAAAGCCGCCAGTTTGGAATTGCTGTCAACGATATAATCGTATTTAAAGACCCCTTCAACATCCGTTAAACTGGCCTTTCCATCCCAGTTGATGCGCTCGTTGTCTGTAATGAACCGATGCGTAGCATCCTGGATCGCGTCGATGAACCGCACACCCCCGGCCTGGGTGATCTGCACATAGCTACCCGCAGGTTTTACGGTGGTCGCCACGGCCTTGTAGATATGGGCAATAGGCTTGACGTTGCCGTCGTTGTAGACATCCGTTTCGGTCTCATAGCCCAGTGTGAGGTAGACGGGCAGGGCTGTCGCAGTGATCCCGGCAAAGGGTACGACGACCTTGACCGTTGCATTGTTGGCTCCGGGTCCTTCGAGCACGACCAGGCCGGGCGCTATGTCGTACCTGCTGCCGTTTGCCTTCACCTCGCATCCGGAAAGGACAAAAGCCCCGTACTGGGAGAAGAAACCGTCGATCACCTTCAGCGGCTCCTCCTGGAGTGATACGAACGCATCGCCGTACCAGTTACGGACGCCGAGGACTTGTGTTTGTCTTTTCATTTTTGGTCTATTTTATACGTTGTTAAAGTGGCCCTGTATTTCTCGATGTCGGCCCGGACCTGCTCGGCGTCGACACCTGCCGGAATATGGACGATGAAGTCCACATCCCCGAACTGCTCGCGGTTCTCCCCTCGAAGTGATACGAACGCCGGAGTGCCTTCGGCCTTGTTCAGTCCCACGGGGACTGCTACGCCTACGCCCTCGGAGCGCAGTCCGACAGCAAAACCCGCTTCCCGGTAGGATTCGATCGTGATGTCCGCCGCTCCGTATTTGTTGCGTAGGAACTGCTCGAGCACCCCTTTCTGATTGGTCACGTTGAGCAGCTTCCGGGTTTCGTCGCGCCACAGACTGAAGGAGGTGAACAGGTTCGCCAGAGGTTTTACAAAAGCCCACAGAATCCGCAAGCGGACGGGTTGGCGCTTGTGCTCCGGCAGCAGTTGCCGCGTCAGGTTCCGGAAGTCTATCTTATAGTTCCTCATAGCGATTTGGTAGATGTCAGGGTCAGCGTATTTCCCTCGGCAGCGTACTCGAAATACCCTGCGGCCAGTTCGACCAACACATCGACGGGCGCGAAGTCCGCCCCGGCGCTGGTCTTATGCTCGAGCCTTACAACCTTGACCGTCACGACGCCTTCGGCGTGCATAACGGAGTCCACGAGCCGCTGGGCATAAAATACGGCATCGAAGGACAGCGAGGTCTTGAACGCCTCGATGGCCTGTTCGACCTTCTCGCGCACGACGCTCGAGGGAACCGCCGGATCATAATACACCTCCAGGTTGTAGCGGATCGTATCGGCTGTCGTGCTTACGATCGTCGTAGGAATACCTGTCGTGTGGATCGTGTCGATGTAGTCGGCCAGGTTGCGGCGTTCGCTGTCGTCCAGGGGAATGATTTGGCCCTCTTTATCGGTCTTGGCCACCCGTATCGAGATCATTTTATAGGCCTCGTTTACGGCCACGACTTTCACGATCCGACTGTCGGGATCGTCCTGCTCGTAGTAGAACTGCGCCGTGTTCTTGTCGAATACCAGCGTGTGTCCGTTCTGAAAGCGGTAGCACATTTCCGCATACCACAATTTAGTGCCCGGGGTGATCTTGGTCGTCAGTTCGTCGACCTCCTGGCGGAACAGGTCGAGAACTATTTCAAAGGCATGGATCGCCGCTGCGACCACATAGGTCCACAGCCGCCACTCGGCGACCTTCGAGGTCGAGAGCTTCGGGAAATAGGTCTGCAGGTCGGTGATGATCGACTGCTGTATGTCGTTAATCGTTCTCGCCATATCGGTAGGTTGTTATGTCGTTTTCCAACTCTTTGAGCGTATTTTTGCGCATCAGGTCGCTTTCGTCGTCGATGCGCAGCTGTGTCCCCGGTGCGACGGCCACGTCCAGGTAAAACCCCGTTTCACCGATGCTGTCGATCCCCAGCTGGACGAGGGCTTCCGGATCGTTGGCGATCTGCGGATTCAGGACGAGGATTTCACCCACGGCCTCGCAGGTTCCATACTGCTCGAGGGCTATGTCGTAGACCGTCTGCCGGGCCTTAACTGTTGCTGTCGTCATACTCTGCGCTTATTGTCAGTGTTCCGTCCGTATCGTAGTCTATGGCATCGACCCGCATTCCGTCGCGCTCGCACTGCTTGCGCACGGTTCGGAGGAAGTCCGCCGGATCGGTGTCGTGCAGGAACGATACGCAGTCGACGCCGACGGTGGGCGCCTCCTTGAAATCGCCCTGGCTTGCCAGCAGCAGGTCCCGCTTGTGCTGCTCCGTCGCCTCGGTCCGGATCAGATCGTCGGACAGCTCCACGTCCCCCGTCGATGTCTGTAAAATGTCGATCATCGTATCAGTGCGTTACGTTGGTGTCCTCATAATCCCCGCGCCGGACCTTGTCGTGCTTGGTCCCCGGCGCGGGAACCTCTACGGGCTTGGGATTGTTCTGCGCCGATGCGGTCCCGGTCACGGCCACCGTTCCCGAGGGAATGCTGTGCGTGTGCGTGTTGAAGGCCTCGATCAGGTCGTTGATCTTACGGGTGAGCGGCTCGATGTTGATCAACCCGCCCAGCTCGCCGCCGTTCAGAACGATATTCGGGGCCGAGGCCTCGATCCGTTCCCCGTCGCAGGTCATGGTCACCTTGTCCCCGATGGTGAAGATCACCTTGTCGATCTCGGAGAATAACGCCACATACAGGCGGTCACTCGCGTCGATCCGGGCGACGATCACCGTGCTGTCCTTCTTGGGAATCAGAACCCGCCCGCGCAGTTCCTCCTTCTCGACGGAGTACAGCAGCACTCCTTCGTAGACAATGCCGCCGATCTGCACGTCGCACGTCCGTGCCTTCTCGTCGACGCTTTTGACCGTGCCGTACATGGCCGTCTTTGCCGCATTGCGCAACCGCTCCGATAACATCATGCGGACCTCGCGTATCTCTTTCTCACTGCTCATATTTTTATCCCTATTTCCACGGTCCGGCGCGCTCCGCCCGTTCCGTAGGTTGTTTCTGTTCCTTCGATGTAATACCGCCCATCCCGCTCATGGTAGACCTCGTCCTCGATCTCGGCCACCATGCACGGGGCGGCATAGGGCTGCAGGAAGGTGGTGATCTTGCCCGCATAGCCGTCGTAGCTGTATCGCTTCAGCTCTGCCGCTGCCAGGGCTGCTAGCTCCTTCTGATCCTTCACGTCGTAGAAGTACAGTTTCTTCTCCGTTCCGTCCTTCGGCCCGATCTCGCCCTCGACCTTCGTTCCGTCTTTGTAGATGCACACGGCCTTGATCTTCAGCTTCATGTCTTCGGCCCGCTGATACTTCAGGTCGTCGTCCTTCACCACGTTGTAGCGCAGGCGGTATTTCACGGCATCGCCGACGACCTTGTAGGGCTCGCAGGCATAGACCCGTCCCTCGAGGTCGAACCATACGGCCAGGCCGTACTTGGTCTGCAACTGTCCCAGGACCCACGCCACGGGCTTATTGTCCGCTGGGAACGCCTCGAGCGTCAGCGTCGCGGCATATCCCACCTGCAGGCCGCAGGTTTTCAAAACGGCAACAAGCGTGGTATTCCCCTGAATCGTGACATTCCGGCGGCGGGTTGTGTAGAACTCGTCCTCGCAGACGATCTCGAGGGGCGTCTGCAGGTTCAGCTGCTTCACATAACCCCGAAATTCGGTATACAGGCGTCCGTCATACCCGAGTTGGATTTCCACCGGATCGCCCGTCTTGATCATCTGTGCGGTCTCGACGTAGGCCGGAGGGGTCCCAGTCTGCCGGAGCACCGCCGTCACCGGAACCTTCACCGAAGCCGTGGCTCCGATCGTATGGATCGAGCGCTTGATCTTGATGTCATGCACTCCGCCGAAATGCTTGTTTCCGATGGTTATTTTACTACACGGTAAATACATGGCTATTGCAGGATCAGTTCAAAAGGTGAATCCGTTTCGCACTCGATCGTCACCGCCTGGCCGTCCTCTACACCGGGCGTCGGCGGGTACTGAATGTCCGTGATCACGACCCGGTCGCCCTCGTCGAGCAGCAGGTCTGTAAGCACGGAGATCAGTTCGACCGATTCGTTGATGTTGTAAAGCTCCTTCATACGCGTGATCTGCGCCTCGGGATAACTGCCGTCGGAGGAGCGGATGAAGGCCGCGATGGAGATTTTATAGTCCCCGATGCTGATCAGCTCCTTGACCGACCCGCGGCGGCCCACCAGGGGCGTGCGCACGATGTTCTTGGTTCCGGTAATGCTGATCACGGCGTTCTCCAGCTCGAGGGTGTGATCCTCGCCCCGTATGTCCTGATGTCTGATGAATACGGGCATGAAGTACCACCTGCCCAGGGCGTCCTTCTTGTACAGGCGCGTACCTTTCACGAGCTCCTGTTGCGGAGCTGGAGAGGTCGGGATGTCGAAGTTGTCCCCGGTGTAGCTGCTGGCCGGACGATTCGGGAAAAAGGCTCCCGGATAAGGCAGACCCTTATAGCCGATGATCGACTGCAGCAGGTGCTCGATGTTATACTTATGCTTCATATTCGTCCAAGACTTTTTTCAGTACGGCAGTGACTTCCTCCTCGATCTGATTGTAGCCCTTCCCGTCGGCATTGGCGATGTGTATCTCAATCGTGTCGCAGAATTTGCTCATCGTGACACCTCCGCGGCGCTGACTGTTGTATGCCAGTTCCGTCGGTGTCGGCTGGGCCGTTCCCCCGGACTGCGGGAGCGTAGTAGCCGCCACCGTGAGAGGCATGGCCAACGATGCCGCCGCGGTCGCCAGGGACGGAACCCGCACCGCCGAAAGCCGCGAGGCGATGGCCGTGTAGGCCGCTGATCCTTTCATGTCGGGGATGATCTTGTTCAGATCGAGCACCGTCTTGCTCCCGGACCCGGTCCCCGTCTTGGAGAAGTCGATGTTTACCTTTTGCTTCGTGCGGGGCGTCTTCGTGCCGTCCGGGGTTTCAGAAGCCGCAATCAACGGACTGCCGGCATTGGTTGCGCCATTCTTGCCGTCTTTCCAGGAGAGTTCCCAGGAGAGGGAACTCCCGGCATCCTGGGCGAGGTTCTTCAGGTTCTTGGCCCCGTCGACGATGGCTTTCTTACGGCTGTCGATGTCGCCCGAAATCTGCGAAATCATCGCCTCGTTCTCGGAATTGTCGCCCAGGCCTACGGCCTTCTTGAACTTGTACCACCCGAGTTTTATGTAATCCAGGCCGATCATAATGCCGTTGACCATCGTGCTGAACTCGTACTTGATCGTTTCGACGAACAACTTGCCCGTCAGCTTCATAAACTTGACGACGCTGTCCCACTGCTTGCCCCAGCCCTCGACCTTCGTAACGCAAACGGTGATGACGGCGATCAGGGCCGTGATCCCTGCCACGATCCAGGTGACCGGACAACCCCACAGAGAAGCATTCAAAAGCCACTGTACGCCCGTCCATGCCACTGTTGCCGCCTTTACGGCCCCGGCCCATACGGTGTGCAGTTTTTCGGCGCTGGTGACAAAACCGATCGCCTTGCCGAACAGCCCGAGCAGGGGTAAGAGCTGCGAAACAGTCACAGCCTGCTGCGCGATAATCGTGGCATAACCGCCAGCCGACCCCGTAAGTTCGAAAAAACCGATCTTCAGGTCGTCGATCCGGGCCTGGCAGCGGGCCATCATCTGCTGCACGGTGTCGGTGCGGATCGCGGCCTGCTCCTGGGCGACGTTGGTGTCTGTGACCTGAGCGGTCATTTCGGCCACGGCGTCCGAGTTTTTGATCAAAAACTGCGCAGCGGCGATGTTCTCCATGCCGAACACCTTCGACAGATAGGTGGCATCCGTCAGTTTAGGCTTCAGGGCATCGAGGGCATCCGAGAAGCTGTTTTTGCGGAAGTCCACCCCGAGCGTCGTCTGCATCTTCAGCATGATGTTGCGCAGGGCCGTACCAGCTTCGGCCCCCTTCAGGTTGTTTTTCGAAAGAACCTCGATCGCACCAGCCGTGTCCTCGACCGTGAGGCCTGCGGCATTGGCCGCCGCACCGACGACCTTGAACGACTGCGAAAGATCGACGATCTCCGCGGCTCCGTACTTCGAACCTGCTGCCAGAATGTTGATCACCCGGTTGGCCTCTGTAGCCTGAAGACCGAACTGGTTGATTGTTCCGGCCAAGGCTGTGGCGGCATCGTTCATCGACATCCCCGCAGCATGGGACAGCGTGATGGTGTTCTGCTGCAGGGCCTTCAGCCCCTCCATGCCGATCTTGTCTACCTGAATCTGCGAGGCCAGCAGGGCAAAGGCATTCGCCGCCTGCTGGGCTCCCAGTCCGCTGTCCTTACCCGTCTGTCGTGCAACCTTTCCCAGGTCGCGCAGATCGTCGCCTACGATACCCGTGATCGACGACAGATCAGCCATCGACTGCTCGAAGCCGATGCCGGGGCCTGTTAAATTCGCAACGCCTTCGGCTAATTGTTTGACCTGCTCGATAACGGAAGTCAGACTGATTCGCTCGATCTGTTTTTGCAGACCGCCGAACGCATTGGCCGACTTGTCAACATGTTCCGTAATCTGCCGGGTCGAGTTCTGCACGGATTCATCGACTTTCTCGACGACCTGCACGATCTTTGTGAACTCTGCAAATAGGGTCTGCACCGCGACGAAAACATTTCCGTCGATATTTACTTGATAATTTGCGCGATTATCCATATATTTGCAGAAATTGTATTACTATGACTGTTACAGGTTGGATATTCTTGATCTTTGTGGCTGCCGCTTTGCTTTACCTTTTGGGTGAAGGATTTAAGTGTGCTGTGCACATCGACAGGTGGCGCGGCCTGTGGCAGACTAAGCGGTAGGCGTATATCTGCGTACCCGCTCATTCTCCACCCATTCGGCCATTCTCACCTGAAAGCCCCACGCCTCGTCCGACAGCGTGTCGGGGTCCATGTGCAGCACCGAGCGGATCAGGGCGTTGCCTGCATGCAGCCACCCGTCACCTTTGACGACCTCGGTGCCGCTCAGAGTTTTTTTATTTCCCCGACCCTGACCTCTACGATCTGCGAAATTTGCTGTGACAGACCTATGAAATAGCGGTCGTCGTCGCGTAGCTCCTCGTCGCCTCCGAGCCAGCAGTTCGACAGGATGATCTCGGCGAATTTGAATGGGTCTTCTTTGCCGACCACCGATGCGGCAGCGATCACATCACGTCCCGGACGATGCAGGTAGCAGGTCTTACCGTCGACCTCATAGGCGAACACGTCGCCGTGTTTCTTCTTCCATGCCGCGATTTTCGCGGTCATATCCTTCTTTTCCATAATGCTCTTTTGTGTGGTTTTAAAGAGTGTTTAAACAGCCCACGGTATTGGACCGTGGGCTTGTTTTATTTCGACGCGATGTCATAGTCGATGTCGAGAGCGACGAACGGCATGGCGTGCTCGCTTTTCATGTCGCCCGCCTTCATGCCCGAGGGGAGTTCCGAGAACGAGGCGCAGATGATCTGGTCGACCGTGATGGCCGTGCTGTCCTCGGGGATGTAGGAGATCAGAATATCCACATCCACGTCGAGGATGTCCTTGTAGCCTTTTTCACGGGCGGCGCGGTTCATGGCGATAATCTCGCTCTGCAGCAGCGTCAGGGTTCCCGTCGCGGCCCGTTGACCGTGCTGGATGCCTTTGGCGGAACGCCCCGCAGCATACAAGGCCTCCTTCGCCTTGGCAAGTTTGTAGTCGACGCCCGTTGCACCGACTACCGGGCGGCCCCACATGATGATCTTGATGGTGCCCCAATCGTACTCTTTTCCGTTGATTTTTACTTTCATGCTACTGCTTGATTGCCGGATTCTCAAATCCGAGGTTTACGATGATGTCCCGCAGCATCCCGCGCGGCCTGATCCTGCACGAAACCGTCATGCGACGGGTCGAGAGAACATTCTGCGCCGGATCGACATAGGAGGTGAAGTCGCTGATCTCGCCCTGCATCGCTACCGCGACGGCGTTGTCGATCAGACGCTCGTAGTACGAGCACATCTCCTGCGGGATGTTACCCTCGTCGTCGGTCTCGATGTCTTCCTGAATCTCCTCGATGTAGGCGGTATAGGCGTAGATCATGGCCTTGTCCGCCACACGTCCGTAGTTCAGGTTGCTGTAATCGTCCGACAGCGGGGCCCCCATGTGGTCGTCGTTCGGGTAGTAGCCGTTCTTCTTCGGGAAGGAGCGGTAGATGATATAACCCGCCTCGTCCAGCAGGTCGAGCATCGCGTCGCACTCCTCGGGGGTCTTGCCGTTGGTCAGCCATCCCTCGGCGGCGATCGCTCCCGACTTCACGCGGGCCAAAGACTGGTTTACGGAAATCCGAGCGGCACGTCCGAGCATCTGTCCGATTGCGGCGGTCTTGTTCGCCTGGTCGTCGCAGGCCATGACGAAGCCTACACGGTTGGTGCTGCCTTCGCGGGGCTTGTAGAGCTTGTCGGTCGTGCCGTCCCAGCCTGCAGCGGGGATCAGGCACCGGAAGGGCATCACCTTCCGGGCGAAGCTCTCACCGACGGACTGCGCTGCGGTGGCCGCCGTCACGACATCCTTGTCGATGCCCGTTTCCGTGGTGTCGGCGCTGTACTCGGCAGACGGCAGACGGTTGATGCCGACCAGGCGGATGCGACCTTTGGCGTAGGTGATCAGCTTCTTCAGCGGCGAGCCCTCCTCGAGGCTGCACATCTGCGAGAGCAGTGTGGCCTCGGAAACGACGAGCAGGTACAGCTCGGCGCCGTCGCCCGTCTCCGTATAAAAGGCCGTCAGCTCCTTGTGTGCAAGGGGATTGTTTTCGGCCGTGATGCCCAGCCGGGCGATGTCCCGCGAGGAATTGATCAGGTAGACCTCGTTCAGCGCAAGCTTGTCGGCGACGGCTGCGCCCGTCAGGATCAGCCCGGCGACACCGTCGTCGCTCTGTGCGACACGGCCCAGGTTCCCGTTCTCGAGTTTGATAGTTACGTTAGGTAATGCCATGATTATCGCACGTTAATGGTTCGTACTTCGCCCTCGCCGAGGCCCTTCTGATGGAACTGTGCGAGGTTCTTGTCTTTGTCGAGGAACACCTGCTTGTCGCTGGTGATGTGGAATGCCTTGCAGTCGGGATAGGCTTTCGCATACTTCTCGGCCAGGGCCTTGAACGGGTCGGCCTTCCGGGCCTGCTCTGCGGCGGCCTCCTCGGCTTCCCTACGGGCCTGATCCGCTTCGGCCTTCTCGGCATCCTCGATGACTTTGGCCTCGGCGCGGAAATGCTCCTCCCGGGCTACGGCTTCGGCGACACTCGCCGTGGCGGCCTGATAAGCCGCTTCCAAGGCTGCCAGGCTCTCCTTGAGAGACGCCTTCTCCTCGACGGTTTTAGCGGCTTTCACGGCTGCTTTGCCCTCCGCGACCTGCGCTTTCGCAGTCTTGCCCTCGGCTTTCGCGGCCTTCGTGGCATCCGCCAAGCGGGCCAGCTCCTCCTTGCGCTCCTGGGCGCTCATGTTTTTAATATCCATGTTTTCAGATTTTTAACAGTTTGCGGGTTTTAAAGACCCCGAACAGGATCAGCAGCAGGGCTGAAATCTGTCCGACACATATCCAGGTCCGCTGCCAGGTATTCAGGCGGTTGACCTCGACGATTTGTAACTCTTTGCGGGTGGACGTATGGCGTTCGATGCGGTCTTTTAAAGTCAGGTAAATAGCCATACTGTCGGCCTGGGCCGTAGCCGTCAGGACATTATTGCGGACCTCGATGTCGGGAGGCCTCAGTCGGTTCCCCGCCTGGTACTCCATCAGTCGGCGCATCTGCACCTGCCCCACGCTGTCGCATTCGAGAAGCGCCCGGATCATCGACTGGTCGCGTTCGAGGACTACCACCGTGTCCCGGACCTGTTCGGTCACGATCACCGTATCGGTCGCCGCCGTCTGCGAAGATTGCAGTTTGAGGCTTGGGCTGCACGCGGCCAAAAGGGCTGCGAGCAGAATAGTCAGCATTTTTCTCATTGATCAGATCGTAAATTACGTTTTCATCGTTCTTGCCCCGGATCAGTTTGATCAGCGACACGAAGGCTTTGGCCTGCGTGATGATCGCCAGGTTCTCGAGGATCGAGATAAGTTCGCAGACACACAGGTAGGCCGCCATCAGTCGATGCGGAATGATCCACAGATTCGGGACGAGCTTGTCGATCAGAAAGGCCAGCAGTATCGCGGCCATGTAGCCGATCAGCTTGCCTACGCTCTTGCGCATTCGGCGCGACGATCGAGGTGCGTGCCGGTTCTTGCTGGCGAGGACACCGAAGACGAGATCGGCGAGCCAGAACAGGAACACTATGGCGATGACCTCCTTGCATGGTGCGAAATAGGCTGCGGCCACCAGGGCCGACTTGATCGCATACTGGCCGAGATACTGCATAGCTCCTTCCATGACTACTTACCCGAATAGATGGCTCCGATGTACTTGTTACGCAGGGGCAGGGCCGAGAAACGCTGCTGGTAGCCCAGGATGTCGCCGCGGGCCTCGGGGTCCTTCTCGCGGTGGAAGACATCGACCGTACCCGTCGCACGCATCACCTCGGTCCGAATCCAGGCGATCGACGCCATCGCGCTGTTCTCGCCTTTGGCCGAACCGAAGGCCTGCTTCTTGCCTGTCTCGGTGTCGAAGTACGGCAGATGCGGGTAGCTGAAGACCTTGAAATTGCCGATCCTCCCGTCGCGCATGTACTCCTTGTACAGCTTGCGGTTCTCGGACTTCAGGTCGGCTTCGTGCTCCGTAGTCAGGACCAGACACAGCTGCGTCATGTCGACCTCCATTGCCTTGAACTTCGCCTCGAGCAGATCGAGGTCGTCGAACGTCAAGCGACGGCGACCGTTGACCAGTTCACCAGTCGTCACCAGGACGGGCGTGAACTCGCCGTCCTGCAACGGGCACCAGTTGTAGGCAGCCAGTGCCCGACGCTTGCGCGTGAGGGCGTTCACATGACCGCGCGTCACACTCAGCATCTTGTCGTAGGCGGCCTGCATCTGCTCGATGTTACGCACCACGGTGTTCTTCGTGTCGAGGGTGTGCAGCAGGATGTCCTTCGGCACGTCCTCGCGCTGTACGATACCGACCGGATAGGTGTCGTTGTCGATGAATACCTCCGGCTCGACACCTGCCTCGGCCAGGTGCAGCGTGTTGTTATCGACCAGGGCGCTGAGGTCTTCGGATTCGTTCAGGAAGTCACCCTCCTGGATGGGCTGCTCTTTGATGATGTCAGTCCACAGTTCTTTTTCGATAGGCATATCTGTCTGATTTTGATTAGTTGTGCTTTTTTCGGATGGTTTCGAAAGCCTCGGGATTCTCGGCTTTGATCTTCGCAAGGCCTTCGGGGTCTTCCTTCAACCAGCGCAGGTGCGTCCAGTTCTGACGATCGGTCGGGATCACGTTCCCGGCGATCTTGGAGACGGCGGCCGCCAGCGAGACCTTCTCGGGGATGGCCTTCAGGGTTTCCGACACCAGGTCGTAATCCTTCATGGCAAGTTCGACGTACTTTTCACGGGCGGGGGCTCCGATCTTGCCCTGCTCGACGGCCAGGTTGACCAGCTCCTCGGCGCGTTTCTTACGGGCCGCGTCGATCTCCGTCTGCAGGGCATCGGCAGTCTCCTTGTGTTTGTTGCGATCCGCGGCCAACTGCACGATGGCCTTGCTCATCGCCGTAGCGTCCGCGTCCTGATTGATGCCGAGAGCGGCGTATGCCTCGGCGGAAAGGGTGATTTTTTCCATTGTTTTGATATTAGGGATTTGACCCTGCGGCGAACCCTCCGCGCAGAGTTTCACGATGTTGTCGACATGAAGGCGCACATCGCCATCATCGACCAGGTGGCCGTCGCCCGTGTAGATTTTGAGCGTCACGGCCCCGGCATTCGACGGCACGGAGGTTACGGAACCCTCGAACAGCTCCCACTCGGTGACATAGAGGTCCTCACCGCCTGCCGGATTCGTGCGGTACTCGGCCCGCAGGATGATGATGCCGGGCGATGCTCCGCGCAGGAACCCGCGCTCGACCTGGCCCTTGCGTTCCGCCCCCAGGGTGATCCCGTCGTCGAAGACGGGATCGGCAACAAGCAGTGACCCCTCGACATGCAGGTTGTCCCAGCGACCGATCAGACGGTTGAGATCGTGATTGTCGAGCATCGGGGAATACTCCTGGAAGCGTTCGAACTTGCCGCCGCCGTTAAGCAGAAAGAACCCGTGCGAGTTCTTTTTCGTTTCGTCGTTAAATATGAATTTCGGTAAAGCCATGCGCCTCGTTTTTTGATGCAAACATAGGCCTCAGAATCCGGAGCAACAAAAAGATTGTCAAGGTATTAAACTATTTTTCGCATTCGCGTTTCGGCATGCCATCTTTGCACAAAAAAGAGGTCTATGACAACTCCAAAGCACAAATTATACACAGCGGCTTACAACTGTTTTGTCGAGCAGGGAATGACCTGCGCGGGTATCTCCGATATGCTCGGTATCCGTGAGGCCACGCTGTCCACATGGCGACGCGGTATGAAATGGGACGAGAAGCGCCAAGAAAGTTTGGCAGCTCCCGGAAAAATCCGCGAGCTGCTGCTGAAAGAAATGCAGTGGATCGCCGATGGTAATAAGCCCCGTCTCGATACGGACGGACTTTCGAAGGTTGCCAAGAGCCTGCAATACTTCGACGGCAAGGTATCACTGTCGATAGTGATCTCCGTACTGAAGGAGGTCGACAACTTCATCGCTGAGGTGGCTCCGCAGGAGATCACCCGACAGACGGAGTTGCATCGCATGTTCATTCAACACCGGGCGCAGGTCGATTCCTTAAAAAAGTAGCGGCATATGGCAGACATCGACAAGAAATTTCAGAAGCTCCTCGACAACTACGAGGAGCACTGCCGACGCATAGCGAAGGCCTCGGTCGTAAACATTCACGAGCCATTGGCGGATAAGATCGCCCGCGTGAAACGCCTCGAAAGGGATTATGTCACCTGGTTCGAGTACTATTTCCCGAACTATGCGAAGGTGCCCTGTGCGTGGTTCCATCGCACGGGTGCGCAGGAGATCATCGACCACGACGTGATCATGGCCATGTGGATCATCTACCGATCCGGGGCAAAGTCCGTACATATCGACATGGGTATTCCGCTGTACCTGATGTACACGGGCCGCATGCGCTACATGCTACTGATCGGCGAAACGGAGGACAAGGCGCATAAACTGCTCTCGGCATGCCAGGCGCAACTGGTGTTTAACAAGCGGCTGATCAACGACTACGGGAGCCGCTACAAGCAGGGCGACTGGTCGTCCGGGGAGTTTCTGACCTCGGACGGTGTGCGCTTCACCTCTCTGGGCTTCGGCCAGGACCCGCGCGGCGTCCGTGAGGAGGAGCAGCGACCCGACTACATCGCCGTGGATGATGTCGATACACGCCGCCATGTCAACAACGACCGTCTGATGCGCGAGGCCGTCGAGTGGATCTTCGAGGACCTGATGGGATGCTTCGACGAGGCCGACGGATCGACCCGGCGGTTCGTGTATGCCAACAACAACTTTCATAAGAACAGCATCACGAACCGCCTCAAAAAGCAGCTGAAGGTGCTGGCCGAGAAATCCCGCCAGGATGGAGAGCAGCCGATCCAGTACGTCCTGACGGTTCCCGCGGTGAAGGACCTGACGACCTTCGAACCGAACTGGCCCGAAAAGACCTCGGCGGAGTACTGGCGCAAAAAGTACCGCAGCATCCCCTCGCGGTCGTTCATGCGCGAGTATATGCACGTCCACGTGGAGGATGGCAAGGTGTTCAAGGCCGAGGACATCCAATGGAAGAAGATGCTGCCGCTGAACGAATACGATGCGCTGGTCTTCTACGGAGACCTCTCCTACAAGGCCCAGGCATGCCATAAAGGGATGATCCTCGTCGGCAAGAAAGACCGCGAGTTTCATTTCATCTACTGCTTCCTGCGCCAGCAGTCCCGCACGGTCCTGGCAAAATGGCTCTATGACTTGTACGAAACCACCGAGCTGCGCACCTGCCGCAAGGTCCGCTATTGGATCGAGGGTCTGTTCTCGATGGACGAGTTCGTCAACGACTTCGATGCCGAGGGCGATGCCCGGGGCTACTACATCCCTGTACAGGCAGACAAGCGACCGAAGGCCGACAAGTACGACCGCATCGAGGCCACGCAGTCCTATTTCGAGCGCCGAAATGTGTGGTTCAATATCGACGAGCGGGACAGCCCCGACTTCCAGGAACTCGTCGATCAGTACCTCGCATTCGAGAAGGGCGGAAGCGTGGCCGTCGACGGACCTGATGCGGGTGAAGGCGCTCTTTCGAAACTCAATACCGTATTCCGGCAGGTGAAAGGCACCTATCGCGTGGGCCGCCGGGAAAGCCGCAAATACTGACAAACTACAACGATATGCGTAAAATCAAGTACATCGTGCTGCATTGCAGCGCAACCAAAGAAGGGGTGCCGTTCGGCATCGAAGACATCGACCGCTGGCACCGTCAGCGGGGATTTCGCAAGGTCGGCTACCACTACGTGATCGAGATCGACGGCACAATCCGAAAGGGACGCGACATTGCCGAGATCGGGGCCCATGTGCAGGGCAGCAATGCCAACAGCATTGGCATCTGCTACATCGGAGGACTGGATGCCGATGGCCAGCCCAAAGACACCCGCACCGAGGGACAGAAGGCATCGCTGTTCTACCTCCTGCAGCAGCTCCGCGAGCAGTTCTCCGACGCCATGATCTGCGGGCACCGCGACTTTTCGCCCGACCTGAACGGCAACGGGATCATCGAGCCCTGGGAGTGGATGAAGGCCTGCCCCTGCTTCGACGCCATCGACGAATATCAAAATCTGTAAGCCATGTTCATCGAGAAAGAGGATTTATACACAGCCATCAGTGAGTACCAGCTGCAGAGCATCACCACAAGCGCCGTCACGATCCGCATGGCGATTCTGGCAGCCATCGACGAGGCACGAAGCTACCTGAATGCCAAATACGACTGCGAGGCGATATTCTCGGCCACGGGAGAAGACCGCCACGCCACACTTTTGGAGCATTGCAAGAATATCGCGGTGTGGAACCTCTGCCGCAGGGCGAACACCGATCTGATCTTCGAGCAGGTCAGCGAATACCGCCGGGCGGCGATCGACTGGCTCGAGAAGGTTTCGGGTGTAAAGGGTACTGACAAGCCTCTCGCTCCCGGCCTGCCGCTGCTCAAAACCGAAGACGGCGAGGTGCGCATCACGGCCCGGATGGGAAGCCGCCGCAAGTTCCGCCACGACTTCGACGACTAAACACCGTTTAAACACCCTTTAATCGTTCGCACAATGCAGAAAAAGAATAAAAGCAGGAAAACCCCCGGCGTCACGGCTAAGGCCGCTAATTTGGCCGTAAAAACGAACACCCCGAAAACAGCCCGGCGACGCGAGGGGTACATCCGCAGTATCGTCCCGAAAACCCTGTCGCGGACCCGGTCCGACATCGCCACCTGGCGGTCGGCGCTGCGCGCGGCGGATAACGTCGACAACCCGCGCCGGGCACGACTGATGAATCTCTACGACGACGTGATGCTCTGCGCGCACCTCACCTCACAGATCGAACTGAGGCAGAAGGCAACGCTGCTGACACCTTTCGAGATTAAGGTAGGCGACAAGATCGACGACCAGGCTACGGCAGCCCTCAATGCGGCATCATGGGTCACGGAGCTTAACACCCACATCCTCGACAGCGTGATGTACGGCCATACGCTCGTGGAACTCACGACGACCGGGGACGAGACCGAACCCGTAGCCGTCACCCTGCTGCCCCGGCAGAACGTGATTCCCGAGAAGGGGATGCTGCTGTTTCGGGAGGACGACAGTAAGGGCCTCCAGTACCGCGAGGTCCGGGAGTTCGGGAATTTCATCCTGGAGTTCGGCAAGGACCACGACTACGGACTGCTGAACAAGGCCGTGCCGCATGTGCTGTTCATGCGCTTCGCACAGTCCTGCTGGTCGGAGCTCTGCGAGATATACGGCATCCCGCCCCGGTTTATGAAGACAGACACGCAGGACCCCGCCATGCTCGACCGTGCCGAGGCTATGCTGCGTGACATGGGTGCGGCGGCATACTTCATTATCGACCGCACGGAGGAGTTTCAGTTCGCAAAGGGAGCCGACACCAACGGCGATGTCTACAACAACCTGATCGCCCTGTGCAAGGAGGCGGTCTCGGTGCTGGTGAACGGGGCCGTGATCGGTCAGGACACCGTGAACGGCAACCGCTCCAAAGAGGAGAGCAGCATCCGGCTATTCGAAAAGTTGGTGATGGCTGACCGTAAGATGCTGGCGGGATATTGGAACTCCACAGTGATCCCCGCCCTGGTGTACATCGGCATCCTGCCTGCGGGCAGCGTGTTCTCCTGGCAACAACAGGAAGACATCGAAAAACTGTGGGCGATGGTCGTGCAGCTACTTCAGTTCAAAGATGTGCCTAACGACTGGATTGAGGAGAAGTTCGGAATCGTGTGTACCGATAAGGCTTTCACCGTGCCGGGGCAGCTGTCGGAAACGTTGTCGGTGCCGCAGCCCCAGGAAGTCGATTTTTTCGCAACCGCCCCCTGATCGCGTACAGGGGGCTGCACGAAAGACTGGCGGCGGTCTACGAACTGGGTGATCCGGTGACGCTGGCCGCGGATGGCGGCAAAGGCAAAAAGCCTGTCGTGCGTCTGTCGACATTCCGTAATGCCGCAAAGCACCTGCAGAAGGCCGGGAACTTCCGCCCCGACATGCTCGAGGATCAGCCGATCCGGACGCTGATCGACGAAATAACCGACGCCCTGATGGAAGGGGTCAATATCGGACTGAAAGATGCTGACATTCCGACAGAAATGACCGACAAACTCGGGCGCGACGTGTTCGTATTCTCGGGTTGTAAGACCTACCACGAACTGCGTGAAGCCTCGCAACTTTTACGCGATGCCGAGGGCCGGGTCAAACCATTCAGCAAGTTTTTTGAGGAGGTGAAGCAGATACATCCCGAGTACAACGAGCGCTACCTGGAAGCTGAGTACGAGTTCGCCGTACATTCCGCGCAATCAGCGGCACAATGGGCCGAAATCGAGCGAGACGGGGATGATTACGATCTGCAATACCGCACGGCCAACGACGGCAAAGTACGGCCCGCGCATGCGAAACTCGAAGGACTGACCCGTCCGCAGGACGATCCGTGCTGGTCGGAGATCATGCCGCCGAACGGATGGAAATGTCGGTGCCGGGTCGTGCAGGTCCGAAAAGGCAAATATCCCTACACTGACGGAGAGAAGGCTTTGCAACTCGGGCGTGAAGCTACCACCGACATCGACAGCCAGGGTCGGAACCGCGCCGAAATGTTCCGGTTCAATCCCGGTAAGGACAAAGTGATCTTTCCGAAGCATCACCCGTACTACAACCTCTCGATTAAGGCAAAAGAGACAGTTGAAAGGCTTGCAGACAACCGCTTTGTCAGTGCAAAAACAAAGGAGCAGGTGATGGAGCGTCTGAAAAAAGTCGGCATTCGCAATGCCGATATTTCAGAAGCATCCATAGAACAGGCGAATATTATTCTTGAAGCTATCGAGAATGTCGGAAAAAATGGTCGTCTCAAACTCAATGAATTGATACTTGGGTATAATGTGGGCGCGGGTAGCACCAAGATTAAGCAGAGGATCGGAGGCCATTACAATGACGGCAAAAAGCAGATATACATCAATCTCGAAAGTTTCAAGTCGAATATTTTCAAAAAGCCTATACCGTTCAAGGAAGGCATAGCCATCCGTGAAAACAAGATCGAGCGGGCACAGAAGTCAATCGAACAGTATCGTGAAAAGCTCGGGAAGAATACGAGACTTGATAAAGAATTGAAAGCGTATATCAAGAAGGAACAAAGTAATATTTCGGATTGGACTTATCAGATCGAGAAGATCAACGACAAAATCAAACGAGACGAACAGCCAATACCTGATGTTGTCACGTGTTTATTTGAGGATGTGAAATCACAAGTCAAATGTGCTATATATCATGAACTCGGACACTACATCCATCATCATTCCGATGCGCCGGAATACTTCAAGGAGAAGAAGCCCATCAGTGTCTATGGAGAAACTACGTCAGGTGAATATTTCGCAGAATGGTTTGCATCCTACAAAATGAACGGAAAGGACGGCGTGCCGGACGAATTACTTACAATATTTGAAAAATGGGACTAAAATTGGTGTTGACGTGCCTGCTATGCAAGCACTATGACGGTTACAAGTTCTGCGAGGCATTTCCTCGCGGTATTCCCGACGAGATTTTCTCCGGAGGACGGTCGCACGACAAGCCGCTACCCCGGCAGAAGAACGACGTTGTATTTGAACCGAAAAAAAATGCGTGACCTGAAGCGAAAAATCCTGACCGACCTGAAGGTCGAACTGCTCGACGAGTTCGACCGCAACTTCGAACGGCGGGCGTTCTTTGACCGTCCCTGGCCGGATCGGTCCTATCCCGGCGGACGCGGATCGCTCCTGCAGGTGACGGGCCGCGGGCGGCGCAGCTTCCGGGGGATCATCCAGCGAAACGGCGTCGAGTTCTCGACCGATACGCCCTATATGGGGCTGCACAACCGGGGAGGAAAGATAAAGATCACACCCCGGATGCGAAAATTCTTTTGGGCCATGTACTACCAAAACGCCGGAGGCATCACCACCTCTGCCAAGAAACGCCAGGCCTCCAATACCCAGCGCAACCGTGCGCTGTCGGCAAAGGCGCAGTATTGGCGCAACATGGCGCTGACCAAGAAGGACACGATCACGATTCCGCAGCGGCAAGTGATCGGCGACCATCCCCGCGTCCGGCAGGTGGCACGGGAGGTCATACACCAAAACCTGCAGAGCGCTTTCCGGGAACTTGCAAAAGCCCTGCAACCCCGATAAAACACCCTTTAAACGCCTTTAAAATGATTGAAAATGCAATGGTGGCAGTTCAGGACAAGCTGCAGGAACTGCTCCCCGAGAAGATCGCCTACCTGGCCGAGGATTGGGGGCAGCTGGATTTCTACAACGAGCGACCGCCCGTCAATTTTCCGTGCGTGCTGATAGACATCGCCGAAGCCGAGTTCACGGACTGCACGCGGAAGGTGCAGCAGGGCGAGGCGATCCTGACCGTGCGGGTGGCGCACTTCGACCCCGTAAACATTTCAGCCCTCGCGCCCGACCGGAACAAGGCCTTCCGCATGTTCGCCCTGCTGAGGTTGATCTACACCCAGCTGCAGGGATTGTCCGGAGAGGAGTTCTCGGGGCTCACACGCATATCCCTGCGGCGCGTGAAACGTGAAGATGCGATCCGCGAATACGTCATGCAGTTCCGATTCGGAGGAACGGACAACGCGGCTTATAGGCCGCGTAAAAAGGCCGAAGGCGTCGAGATCGACATCACCACGGAACGGTCGTAATGAAACAGCCCGGCACATTGCGTGTCGGGCTGTTCAATCGAATAGAGTTGGTTGTCGGATGTCCTGCTGTGTGCGTTCACGTTCTTTACGGAGCCAGAACAAATAGGCGGCATATTCGACATGAAACTGGTCGTAGATGTACTTTTTCCAGACCCATTTCAGACACCGATCCTGCCGCCCGGGTTCATAGTACAGCTTCGTGATCCGCACCGCATGCTCACGTTTTCGGATGTGATTTTTGTTGTTGTATGCCATTTTCCGCAATTATTGACTATCTTTGTAGCAGGTCGGCCTTGTGATAGCAATATTGCAGGGCTTTTTTTATGTCAGTTCACCACGGTCGGGCCGCCTCCCGGAATGATGTAGATCGGCGTCACCTGAACCGAAGGCCGCGAGGTCGTGGCGGGCTTCTTGTCCCCGATCGCCCGCAGTTTGCGGACCAACGCCTGCAGCTCATGCGCATCGAGCATGTAGAGCAGACGCCCGCATATCCGCCGCTGCAGCAGGAAATGGTTCACCTTCGTCCAGTCCTCGGGCGAAGCGTACATCCCGAGCTTCGTCAGATGTGCCAGGACTTGCGACCGAAGACGCCGGATCGCGTCAGGGGCCGGGGTCGTCTTGCTCCGGTGGGCAAGCTCCATATAGGCCTGCAGGGCGACGATCTCCTCGTCGGTCAGTTCGTCATAGCTGCGGGCATCCCACAACGCCAGGATGTCCTCCCGGTTGGGGATCAGGCGGCAGGCCGACATCAGGGTATTGATCCGGCGTATCTTTGCGCCGCGTGCGAGAGTGGTTAAAGGTGTCATAGTGGGCTATTTGGTTTAGTTGCTCCCGGCGGTGGAATCGAACCACCGCTGAAAACCGTTCGGGAATTAGGATTTGATTTTTTTATAAATCTCTCCGCATAAGAACCCGGCAAAAATAACAAGGTAGATAAGAGGGATAATCCACATCGGGCATGTTACCCACCACCAGGACCAGGCGATCACACCCGTCAATTTGAGAATAAGGAACACGATAAACAAGGCTCCAGGAAATCCGATTTTCATAGTTACATACGGTTAAATGACGGCTCGATCTTGTGCCATACGCCACGCTCGTCGCGCTGGTGGAAGTAGAAGTTGATGGCGGAGCCATCGACGACGTTGCTCTCTTTGAACAACTGCATGATCTCCGAGTACTCGGGATCGTTGAACTGCCCCTCGAGTTCGTACAGTTTGCTGATGGACTTGTAGTCCAGGTCGCCCTTGCGGTTACGTTCCAGCAGCGTCATTGCCAACTGGTACATCGGATCGTCGGCACCTTTCTCTCGTCCGCCGATCCACGCCTTCAGGAACTCGATCAGCCGGGCCGCAGCGGCATCGGCACGTTCGTCAAAACGCTTGATCCGGTTGCATTTCACCTCGAGGCGAAAATCACCCTCCTGCACCGAGTAGCCGAGCTGATCGTCCCGGCGCGTGGCTCCGTACTCCTGCATGATCTTCCGGAAAGCATCGGTTTCGGCCACGACCAGGTCGTAGAACTCACGCACCCGGTCGGTGATATTGCGGGTTTCGGTTGCCAGGCGCTTCACGAAGTCGGCCCGCGTCTCCTCATAGTCCCTGCGCCGTTTGTCTGCGGCCTGGCGCTCCTCGGCCCGCTTCTGCTCGAGCAGCTGTTCCAGCTGGTCGGCGGTCATGTCTTTCAGTTCGTTGTTCATAGTGATATTGATTAAGAATTACGTTTGTCTGTGTAAGGTTCCCCGGCGATGCTGCAATAGTCGGTCTCCATGTTGTGCAAGCCAAAACGCATACCTTCCAGGTCCTTCTCGATCTGTGCGACCCGCTCCGGGGAGAGATTCTGCCTGTGCTGCTTCAGATAGGTCTCCACGGTCAGTATGTTCTTACGGCGCAGGGCGATCATATAGGAAAGACAGTCCATACGTGCAGCTGATGATTTGGTGAGTTCAATCATAATATCAGAATATTAAGCGATTTTATACTTGATGCGGAAGTACTTATCCGTCAGGGGTACCCCGTCCTCGGCGGCATCCCGCAGAGCGGGCTCGAGGAAGTCATGCAGTTCGCCGTAGTTGTTGCAAAGGCCTCGTAGCAGGGTGCACAGTTCCGGGTCCTGGATGTCCTCGAAAAAGGCGTTGTAGTGCTTTTGCCGATCTATCGGCGTTAGGTAGACGGTTCCGGCCTTGAAGCGGCGACGGAACTGTGGAATGCCGGGATAGGAATAATTGTAGCGCTCCATCTTGTCGAGTTTCGTGATAAGTTCTCCCGTACCAATCAGCACGAACGCAGCCTGCTCGTTAATTGCGTCGTAGATACCTTTGCACAGCCCGACCATCCCGTGCGTCATATTCTCGGCTTCGTCGATAATGACCATCGGCTGCCCACCTTGCGCTTTGAGTTCCCGCAGACGGTTGGTGATGGCCCGCATGCGGTATGCCTTGCGGCTCTGCACGCCGAGGACGACATCCATCGTGCGCCCCAGCTCTTCGGTCACGTCCTGAATCTTATGCTGATTGCTTACAGTGATCCTGAATGTGTTGACCGGGTTCGCCTCGATGAATTTGTTCGTGGAAAACGTCTTTCCGCAGCCTGTTTCGCCTATGATCATCTTCGCCGTGCCGCGTTTTCGGGCATCCTCGAGCGTTGAGATTATTTCGATAAACTGCGGTGTTTCGACCGTGCGCCAGTATGCCGCCATGACCGACATCCCGATACGACCTGCGATTGCTGCGAAATACCGATCGGCAATAGCGATGGTCTTATCTCCCGATGCTTTGTACTCATATACACCGTTCAGGATGTTACTCATATACGATGGGCTGACATCGCACAGACGCGCGAAGGCGGCCTGCGAAAGCCCTTTACTGGTAATGTACTGCCTGGCGGCGGCGACAATCTGATCCTTTAAAATCGTGTCCATAATTCATTATTTTGTGTATTTCGATAAGTCTGAAATTTTGCTTTTCGCACGGGCCAGAGCTGCGTCCTCGAGGGCCTTGGTTAACTTCCTTTCCTGACGTTCGGAGGCCTTGCGGGCTTTGGTCTGCTCTTTGACCAGCGTCCGGTTATACTCACCGTTCATAATGCGCTCGCGCAGGGCATTGTAGTCCTCCTTCGTACCGCTGTCCTGGACGTTGAACTCGTAGTTTGGCGACAGCATCGCCTTCGCGCGGGTCACATCCTCGACGAACTCCTCCGTGATAGCATCGTAGGTCTCGCCCTTCTGTATGTGGTGGCCCAGGGCCCGCAGTCCTTCGGGTGTCGCTTCCGCATAGGTTTTCGAAGCCAGCGGGGCCGGGGCGCAGGTGAACATATAAACTCCGCCGGGCGTGTAGAGATCGGCTCCTTCGGCATCCCAATAGGCTGTCACGGCGAGGTTCGGAGCATATCCCATGTGTTTGGCGATCAGGGCCACGGTTGTGGCATCGTTCGGGATGTCGTATTTGTATTTGACGCCCTGACGCTCGACCTCGAGGATCGAACGTGCATAGCTGATGTCGCGCTTCGACACCTCGCCCGTCACCATCCGGTAACGGCGCGCGTCGTACTGCCCGGCAGCCGGATTCTTGAACTCCCGGAACCATTGCTCCGGGGTCATGCCGCATTTGAGGCGGGAGGTGTTCCACTCCCGGATCGCATTGTCGAGCAGTTCTTGTGCCTCGCCGAAGGTCGGCAGGGCCATAATGTCGTAATAGTCGGGGTTTGCCATGCTCTCCAGGCTCTTGGCGTTCCACGAGGTTTCCGGGAGGTTGAAATAGCTTTTGAAATGGCGTTTAAACAGCCGGAAAATGCACTCTGCAGGGTTGGCCTGTGAATCGTGCGGTGCGATGGTGCGGTGCTGGGCGCAGGCCAGCGAGAGATAAGCCTGCGATTCGGCCCCGGTATATGCTCCGTGGTTGTCCGACAGGAAATCCATCACCTCGGTCTTGCCGTTGTCCAACAGCGCCATGCGCATCGCGTCGCGCAGCATCCGGAAATCCTCGACATGTTCGCCCTTGCGGCTGACCGAATAGCCCACCATGTAGCGGCTGCCGACATCCGTGATCAGCATCGTGTACATCTTCATCATGCGCCATTTGCCGTATTGGTCCTGATAGCGATACGGAACGACGCCCGAACCGTCGGAAACCCACAGCGAATTGGCGTATTCGAGCGATTCGGAGGGCACATAAGGCCGGAATGCGTTTTTGGCGTAGACCTTGCCGTGACGCTCGGCGGCGGAAAAGTATCGGTTGTCCCATTTGTTGATGTAGTGCGTGAAGGTCGACAGCTTCACGGGTTTGATATTCAGGCACTCCATGTCGTAGGCGTAGAGGCCGTAGAGCGTTTGCTTCGAATCCTTTTGCGAACGGCCCGGATTGAGCCAGTAGGACATGATCGTCGCCTGGTGCGCGTCGTATTTCATAACCTCGCCCGTCGCATAGTCTACAATCTCGGCCTTGCCGATGATTCGGCGGTTGTCGTTGCAGTACTTGCCCGACACCAGGGCTGCGAGCATATCCTCGCCGTCGGGCAGTCCGGCAATCTTCTTGCGAAGCGATTCCGGGGATTTGATGCGGAAGCCCGTCAGGTCCAGTTTCTCGATCCGGGCCGCACAAACCTTGTATAATCCCGTCAGGGTTCGAAAGCCCAAAGACCCGTTTTCGATCAGGGCCGGGGCATTCTTCAGGAACCGGCACCACGCAGCGGCCTGTTGTAAGTCCCGCGCCCGTCTGGTGTCAAAAATATCCTTGTCACCGATTGTGAAAGTCGAGAAATAGATGAAATCGTCGACGCTTTCGTAATTCTTCACCTTCTCATCCAGTGTGTCGACAATCCGATTCCGACGGGTACGGCTGCTGTCCAATTTTTGATCCTCGACGGCGCCGATCAGCTCCTCTTTCGAGGGCAGCAGGTCCCGGTAGCAGGTCGGTTTCCGGTTCGGGATATGGTCGTAGTCGTAGTAATACTGCCCGCCCTTGCGGCCCCAACGCCACGCCTTGCCCTCCTTTTTGCCCAGGAAGAACTCCGACTGATCGGCGACCTTCCGCCACGAGGGAGAAAGGGAGGATTTGTAGCGCTTTATCCCTTTACGAAGCGTTTCCTCGGGAATGTCGCATACCTCGCATACCATACGCTGCGACACCCAGACGGTTTGCCCGTCCGAGGTCGCGCGTATCAGTATGTCGTTTGGCAGTATCATTAAAACCGTGTTTAAAGCCGTTTAAAACCTTGTTTTTGCTCCCGTGTCGGTATCGCTCCGAAACAATGCCTTTGCATTCACGGGATTTTTAGTTAACTTTATGGGTGCAAACCTTATTAACTAAAATTATTGGTATGGATAAGATCGACTACAATGCAATCAAAAGAACCCTCGAAAGGATGACCTGCCGTGTGCATGGAGAGCATCCGACGGTCACAATTGTCCGCGACGGGGTCAATATCAAATGCTGTTGCGACCAATTTCAAAAGGAATTGACAAAAAAGACCGAGGATTTAGCAACAAAGCAGGTCTCAGACGCGATAGACGCTGCATTCCGGAAGGCTTTCAAGTGATTCCTCTTGTACCACAGTCACGGCGCATGTAAGGGTAATTATCCGATTGGTCTTGTCGCGGTTTTGTATCTGTCGAATGCAGCCTACTAATTCGGACAGATTCTTGGCCGTGATTATTTCTGTGGACAGATGTAATGTGATGTTTGGCATAATATAAGTTATTGGTTATTGTTTCCTGCTCCCGTGTCGGTATCGCTCCGAAACAACGCCTGCGCGTTCACGGGAAATAATCGCTACATTTGCAAACCACATCAAACTGTTGCGATTATGGACATTTCTAAATTTACACCCCAGTTCAAGGACGAGATTCTGACCAAAATCTGCGAAAATATTCCGCCCTATACGCTGCCTACGGGCTTCAGCCCGTATCTGCTATGTGATGACTTTGACTTGTTGAGAACCTGTTTGAATAAATTTCAAGAGCGCGGCCTGATTACCGACCTCAATCTGCGGAGAACATCCTGTACTTTCAGCCCGACAGCCTCGGCAATCGAACTACTCAACCGGGGCGGATTCGTCTTTGAGGAAGATATTCTTACCAAAGAACTTGAAAAAGCGATACTTGAAATTGAGAAGCTGAAGGCGAAGCCGGGTCTTAAAAAGTATGTAGAGCAAATAGCCGGGGTCACCTCGATAATCTCCAATCTTATATCGGCAATCGGTGCAGTCCGAGGTTGAGCAGCCTAACGAATCCAGTTGCTTGATGATTTCGGCCAACGCACCCTTTCTGGATTCGACAGGGGCATCTTCCACAAACAAAAGTTCTTCCCCTGCATACAGCGAACGGCGTACCCGTTGAAACTCTCTACGGCGATAATATCGCTGTTCGATCCGGTAGGTCACTGTAAATTCGGCGTCGTACATAGGTTAATGCGGTGAGAAATAATCGGGGTGATCTCTTTGGTGAACATAAGCTATTATTTTAGATGGTATATTGCATCTGATATTGGAGCATGGCAGCCATAGCTTCGCTGCGAGTTGGACGTGCAAGCTGTTTGAGCTGTTTTCCGCGGGCGTAGATATGTGCTCGATACACAATCCGCAATCTCGCTTTTTCCGGACAGGAGCGCTTGTAAATGTATCCACTAAACCACACACCTCTCGAAATGGTTGTTTTTGTTGACGTGGCAACTGGGATCACAAGGCTGTCATCCCGAAACATTGCTTCAGCCTCGCGCAGTTCGTTGGAGATTTCGGCCTGAAGATCATCGTCATCCGGGGCTGATAAATGATATACGTGCTTTTCTATATCACAAGAGATCACCCGTTTTTGTCGAATAAAGTCAACAGCCCGGAATCTGATCGCCTTTATAATGCACATAAGCAGTTTGCACTCTCCTCGTTGCTCGTTGGCCAACAAGTCGGATAAAGATTCGTCCGATTTGCAGCAAAATTCAACAAGGACATCAGCCATAATGTCATACGCTTCGCGTCGGATGCCAAAACGTGTGCAGATATACTGCGAATAGTTCAGCCACTTGTCGTAATACCGGGCAATGTAGGGTTCTAATTCCGGTAACATGATCGAATTTATTAATAGGTTGTTTGCTGTTTCCGTTCGGCGATGATCTGCTCGGCGATCGTCAGAACTCGCTCACTTACTCCGCGTCCCATGATCACGTAGGAGACCCACACCGGATGCACGCCTGCGAGGCGGGCGATATGCTTCTTATCCCCGCGCCGGAGACCGTTCCGAATGGCCTCAAGTCGTTTTTCTCGGTTTTCTGTGCTCATAATCAAAAAAATTGAATACTTTTGTGTTGTAAACTTTACGCAAATATAATAGAGTTATCTCAATTATGCAACAAAATAAGAGAGATTTTTCAGTTATAAAACGCAGAATTTTGCAATACCTTGAATTGAAAGGTATTACAAAATATGCTTTTTATAGAGATACTGGAACAACAAACGGTGTTTTAAGCCAACCAAATGGTATCTCCGAAGAAAATCTATTGAGATTTCTCTCGTATTATAACGATGTAAATCCTATTTGGCTGTTGACTGGAGAAGGAGAAATTTTGCTTACCAAAACTCCAAAATTTAGGGACAATATAAATGCACCCAAAGTTGTCCCCCAAAATGTCCCAATACGAAAACTCCAAAATTTAGGGACAAATCCCGAATACCCGAAAGGAGAGGAAACTTTCGAGGAGAATGTCGCCGATGTTACCGTAGATAAGGTTTTCAAACAGCGAACCGATCGTCTGATTGACCGCCAGCAGATACCTATATATGACATGGAGGCCGTCGCTGGCCTTGTTCCGCTGTTTGCAGACCAATATAGCCAGTCGATCGTCGAGGTGATGGAGACGACACTGATCCCCAAATGCGACGGAGGACTGCGCATCGTAGGGGATTCGATGTACCCGCTGCTGAAGAGCGGAGACATCGTGTTTTACAAGCAAATACACGACATTCTCAATAATATCGTGTGGGGTGAAATGTACCTGGTATCGTTTGATGTTGACGGCGACGAGTATGTTTCGGTGAAGTACCTGCAAAAATCAGACATCCCGGATCACGTTGTGCTGGTCAGCTACAACGAACATCACAAACCGATGGAGATACACGTCAGCCGCATCCGGGCACTTGCTTTTATCAAAGCCTCGCTGCGCCTGAACTCGCTCAAATAG